TGCTGTCTGCTGTCTGCTGTCTGCTGTCTGCTGTCTGCTGTCTGCTTTAGGTGATATTGACGCCTTGTAGGTCTAGTTGTAGGCCTGATACCTGAAGATTGGGAGTGACAGAGACGCAGGGAATCACCTGCATATCATAGCGGATGATATATTTGGCAGGTGGGTCCGCGGGAGTAATTAGATTTGGCAGATGGAACGTAGTTTTGCCATCGCCATTACCATAATATGTCCCAATCATCTCGTATAAGTAATGATAGGTATCAATGGCTACCGTGGATCCATTACATGCCAAATAGCCATTGGGGACATAGATGAGAGTATTACTGAGCACAGTTCCGACGGCGGGAATGTAGGAAAGAGGAAAGGGTAGGACCTGTAGGCTGGTGCAAGGGGGCAGAGGGGTGTTGACATTGACAGGACAGGGTGGGAGTTCATCCGCACACAACTGATATTTAATCATGTAGACCAGGTTCAAATTCTCCATGTTTTCTAGTTGCGGGATATTAAAGGTGCTGTGGCCGTCGCCTTCGCCATAGTATGTGCCGATAATCTTATAAAGAACCGCATAATCAGTGCGAGAAATGGCGGAGCCATCGCAGACCAGATAGCCAGAGGGGAGAAAGCCCGAGTTATTGGAGAAGATTTTACCAGGATGTCCTGTATGAGGTGGTGGGTATTCTTGGATATCGGCCAAGTTAATGACAGCGGGAGGGGCATTCTCGTTGGGATAGGGTTGAGGGTTAAATGGCAACTCGAGGGGATACATGGGTCGAGGGGGCACCGTAGCAATGACCGATTTCATGACGACAGGAATGGGCATGACTTGATCGCATGTCGCGGTATGATATCGAGCGAGTTTTGATGTAAAACGAGACATCTCTACTTAGGATTTGGTTACGATGATAGGAGCCCTCCGTTTATAAGGGGCCACCGTAAGCACAGTTATGACAGCATGCATTGGCACTCGCTCCCTTGCAGGTATTGCATGCATTTGTAAAGTTTGTTCCTTGTACCAATTGAATTAAGGGTACAATCGTGGGAGCGGGAGCACCCATGACAGTGGTACTCGTGACATAAAAGCTACTAGGAGAAATGGTGGAGGTGGTCGTAAATGTGGAATAGATACTACTGTAGGCGTACACGGTGGTACTGGTGACATTCTGCCATTGCAATTGGGAGGGGGTTTTTCCGCCACAGACATACGCGCCACTGTTGACCTGCTGTGCCATTTCATAACTCATGAAGATGGGATTGCAGACATACTCGTAGGCCGTGGTACTACAGGATGCATAGGAATCAATGGTTATCTCCTGGGAGGAGCTCACATAGGCAAAGATGGAGCTAATTTTGTGGACATGGGTATGTATACTGGATTGGAACACCTTGGGAGCATAATAGGCTTTATATAAGGTTTTATTCTGTTTGGCTTTCACAATATCACTGGCATTCATCTAGGGGTTTTTTAGAAAATAACGGAGGCTTTTTTTAAACCCGCCGTTATTTTCTACAAAAACCCTAGAATGAGCGGCGAAGTCCCCTATATGTTTATACTAAAAGTGGTAGTATTTGCTTCTGTGGTAGGATTCATTGTGAATTTTATGAATACCATCCCCAAATACAAACGTGTCGATGAAGGCTTTTTTGGTGGTGCCGCTGTTGGTACAGGACACCCTGATTGTCTCCGGACCCTACCTGAAGGCTCACAGTTATTACAGGTAGTACAAGGGCGTCTTGACCCGTCTATCTCAGAGTCCACGTCCGATTACAAGGAGATGGAACTGCTCCTGAGCAAAATGGCGTGTCTGAAGAAGGATTTGATGTCACCGAGTGGCATTGTGGAAGCCACACGCTATCAGGCGTTTGAAACAGCGCATGACCGTGTGGCGGTGGCGGAACTGTGTGGGATGTGTATGTCAAAGAATATTTCTCCGCGTGACCTGGATATTATCTTTGCCACGTGGCGTGACCGTGGCCGTGTTCTACTGCTCAAGTTATGCACGGAGGCCCAATTGAAAGAGCCTGAAGTCGTGATGGTAGAACAGCTGTTTATGACCGCGTATGAGGATGTGTATCAGATTGCTACCAGTCGTTGTCTGAAGACTGATTTTAGCCTACAGAATGGTGGGGCCACAGGAGGTGATGTTTCTGGTTATATGCCTGAGAACCTGAAAAATGCCCGTGAATATGCCAATAAATATGGTGGGCTATCTGCTTCGGGCTGGAATGGTGCGGTATGAAGTGCCCAAAAACCACCCATGTAGGTAGAGCCACATGCGTAATTTAGTACTTGGCAATCGTGTACCCTATGAATATTTCACGACATCGGGCAAAGGACAGTCTAATATTCATTCAGAAGGACTGCCCTATGAAACGGGGTCATACGATGCCGCATTAACCAATGCAGGAATTGAAAACGCCAACATTATACCGTATACAAGTGTAATGCCAACGGATGCGAAAGAGATTACATTAGAAGAGGGCCTGGCGCGTCTACAGTGGGGTGAAGTGATTGAAACCATCAAGGCCGAGTCGAATGGCAAGAAGGGGCAATTTATTAGTGCAGCGGTGATGACCACCTCGGTGTATGACCCACATGGCAAATACTTGGGAGGGTTTGCATGTGAATATGCGGGACGCGGTACCAAAACACAGGTAGAGCGAAATTTAGAAGAAACCATTGCGGGCATCATTGAGCGACGCGGGTATGGTACGATAACAAAACCCACCATGTATCAGGACAACAAAACCAATAAGGGCTATGTCATCCATCCTGGCACTGTATTCATCTATGATTCTTTAAAGGTGACGTCGGATTATGGCACAGTACTGGCTGCTATTTGTTTTGTGTCGTATCACTTCCCTGTACTGAATAGGAGCAAGAGCAGGAATCTGCAGAAGACGAAGAAGAATACGCGAACAAATCGTAAACGGCGTCAGAGTATTCATGGGCGTTTCTAACAAAACGGACAGCTCTTTGCAGGGCAGCCGCACTGCGGCTTTGGCATACCGCATTGATGACACACAGGCTTCTTGGGTGGAGCGGAGCAGGCATCACACTGCGGCTTGCCGCAGCCACAGGAGTGGCCTGATGCGCCCATGTGGCCCATGGTAGACATGTAGCCTATGGCAGGCATGTTGGCATACAATAGCATACCGACAACAATGACAAATAGAATGATAATAAACGTGAGGAACCACATTTTGTATTTAGTATATCGTGAGAAATTTGGTAGAATATTCATTCATGTTATTCTGTAACACAGAAAATACCATAGGCCCTCACAAAAAAATAGCTACTCACGAGGAGAATGAACCCAATCATAATAGTAACTAACCACATTCGTTACAGAAGAAATGTAATGAATATGTTTAGATTCGCAAATGCCCTTTATAGCGGATGCTCTTTGTAGCGGATGCTCTTTGTAGCGGATGCTCTTTGTAGCGGATGCTCTTTGTAGCGGATGCTCTTTACCGAAACAAAGACAGCAAAATCATCAGTCCAATCACCTGCCAGGCAGATTGAACCGGACGTGCAAAAGTAAAGAGCTCGGGCATGGTAATGTTCCATAGATACTTGCCTACAAAGCCAATGATGACCACTGCAATGATGATGGACAAAAGAGAGGCAATCACATTTTTATAGGACTCTTGCTTACCGGGCACAGAGGACATGCAGTCCATTCCAGCAAGACAGAGATCTTTCAGCATTTCTAGTAAGAGGGGGGAGACTTTGTAGGTCTTCTCATGGACTCTTTCATTACGAGGTCTTCTCGTGGACTCTTTCATTACGAGGTCTTCTCGTAGAGAATGGACTCTTTCGTCAGCACCTCACGATGTTCCTGAATGTATTTCATAATCTTCTGAGCCTCCTCGTTGGACTGTAGACACTCCCCAATCCATTTTTCCATGTTCTTCTGTCCCATGGCAGCCTGGCGCTTCTGCTTGCGAAAAAGTACGCGTCCACCTGAGTTCTTCAAATCGAGTGCCCCAATGTTATTCTCTTTCATGACCCGCAAAATGACTTCTTCAAGCGCCTTCATTTTGGTATTGGTTTCACGAACTTGAATCTTGCGCGTATCATTGTCCTCCTTCAGTCGACGCCACTCAATAATCGAATGCGTCAGTGTGCTCAAATCATTGTCTTGCGGGGTGGTCAATGCTTCCATGTTTTGTTCTTTCTGTGCTGCCATACTTATATAGTAGACGTGACATGTGTTTAAATGGTTTATTACGCATTCCCAGTCTAAATTATAGTCGCGTCTCTTACAGTAAATGAATCGCCTACCCAAAGACGTTCTCCTGTATCTTTTCGAATTTGTGATAGCGCCCCCTCAACGAATCATCGAGTGGGTCCAGCAAAATGCGTATCGACTGCCGTTCAGTTACATGCACTATCTCTGCCGAAATCCACAGGCTGTCTTTTTGCTCCAAGACCATCTAGAAAAGGTGAACTGGATGGCCCTCCTTCGAAATCCGCGGGCCATTCCATTTTTACAGAAACACCAAGACCGCATCGAGTGGAACTACCTGGCACAGAATCCCGCGGCCATGACATTATTGTCCGCAAACATTGACCAGTTATACGATATAGGCTGGTTTTTCCTCTGTCAAAATCCGAAGGCCATGTCACTCATTGAACGCCATCCGCATCGTATCAAGTGGTCACAGTTGTCGGCCAATCCCGCTGCCATTGACTTTTTAGCACAGCATCTGGACATGGTGTATTGGAACAGTCTGTCGGCCAATCCCGCTGCTGTGCCGATCTTGGAGCAGCACCCAGATAGAATTGATTGGTATTTTCTTTCTCAGAATCCGAACGCGATTCCTTTGCTCGAACGGAACCTGGATAAGATTCATTGGAGCTGTCTCTCGATGAATCCGAGTGCCATCCATCTCTTACAACAGTATCCAGACAAGATTGATTGGAATTTTCTCTCTTCCAATCCAAATGCCATCCCTCTTTTGCAGCAGCATCTGGACAAGGTGAACTGGGCCAATCTATCAGGCAATCCGAGCGCCATTCCACTATTGACGGAGCACATCGGGCAGGTCAACTGGATGATGCTGTCGACCAATCCCAATGCACTACCGTTGCTACAACGGTACAAAGAGCGAATCCATTGGTCCGCCCTCTTATCTGACCATCCAGGCATCTTTGAAGTAGACAGGGTACTACTACAACAACGAACGCAAGTATACTATACACTATTGATGGGATTTGACAGTCATCATCGCTCAAAAATTGAAGAGAACCCTTGCGGAAATAAACATCAGGAACTACGAACATGAGCGTGGATGAAATGGAATCGAAGAACAAGCCTGAAGATGGCCTTAAAGAAGTGGACCCGTTGGATGCCATATCGAAGACCATATTGTATGAAGTATGGTATTCCATCGCAGAGCAAATCTTTCAACGTGTCTGTGAAGTAACAGAGCTGGGGGAAGAAGAGAGAGAGGCACTGAGGCAAGTGGCCCTAAGACCGAATGATTTTCAAGTGGAGATTGTGTAAGACGGTGAGAATATGCATCCAAACAAAGAATCTGCCCCCTACAAAGAATATGCATCCAAACAGGGGGTTTAAGGGGGAGAACTTGCGAGGCAAGTTTGTCCCCCTACTTAGGCAAAGAACAACTTAATCCGTTCGCGAATCTGCCCCCTACAAATATAGCATGTCGTATTCTGTTTCTTCGAGCATGTACTACAAAAGGTATGCCCACAAGGCACAATGGCATTGGCCACGGGTTCTGTCAAACAAATGGAGCACTGTGGCTCGGTCTCTTCACGCATCATACCCTGGACGGAAATGATCTGGCGACAGATGTTCCATTTTTTATAACCCTCAATGAGCTCTTTGTAGTTTTCTTCAAACATGGAAGAGGCATAGATTCTATCTGCATATTTGGTAAAGGATTCAAGAAGTTCGGGTAGCGCATCATTATCAGACAGTGATGTCACCATTTGAATCCGATGGTGCAGTTTATCAAGTATGTCGATTTTCTGAAACAGTGTGGTTTCCAGTCGTAGCACTTCTTCGCCGATGGTCTTGTACTGTGTAAATATCCATCGCATTTGTTTCATAAAATCATGCAACGAGCCTTCGCTGCGGATACGTTTGAGCCCCGTGTCAAATTCACCAATAATGACATTTAAGGAGGCATCCAACTGTAAATCTTTAAGGAGATTCATTTTGGGATTACTTTTGATGGAGGGAGCGTCGTGCCCAAATTTCTTAAAAATCATTTCCGCAGCATTGATAATCTGTGGCAATTTATCAGGATGAATCATAAATGAAAAAATCGTATGATTCTGTTTGGTAATCAGGTCTTTTAGTTTTTTCCGAGAAACAGTAGTTACACTCTGCGCCATCTCCTCTGAAGAAAGTCGAATCTCCGTACAATGTTTGGAGAGAATAGTGGTGATGGTTTGCTTGTATTTATCAACAGATGATTCTGAGAATGAATCATCATCGATGTCTTCATCATATTCAATGCTATTTTGTCTCGCCATATGCTACCTAGCTCTATGAAATAACAATGTATGTAAAAAATACACAATTAAAAACAAGTACTATCAAAACCGGACTTTAGACATTTTTGTTATGGGCGAAAACCATCGCGGTCTTTTTGTTCCATATAGGCTTTGTAGGCAGCGACGGACATGACACCGCCGCCAGGAAACGCAATTACTACCTCTTTCTCATCTTTCATAGCAATTCCTTGTAGCTGTCCGGTGGTTACATCAGTTTCATAGTTTCCGCCGTGTAGTTTGCGTGGATGGATTTGAAGCACGACTCGCTTACGTCTTTTCTGTTTTACTGTCTTTGCTCTCGTTACTGTTTTTGTTCTTACTGTCTTTGTTCTTACTGTCTTTGCTCTTGCCGTCTTTGCTCCCTTCGATATTCTCATCCTACCCTTACATCACATAAACCAATCGCCTGTTCTCACGTTTGGCATATTCTTCTAAGGTATGCCGTTTGGTCCATCCCTTCGTCGCTTTAATAGACCTTGCCGATAAATAGGCCGCAATGACTTTATCATCATTTTTAATCTCGAGTACACGGGGGAGCTCCTCTGCTTTTACGGGACAGACCAGTGGTGTACGCGATGTAATCGCAAATTCATGGAGGTCCGTGGGTGAAATCAGTTGTTCTACAAAGATGGGCTCACGATAGTACACGGAGGGCATGGCAAAGCAGTTGTTGGTATAATGTCCATATTTCGCACAGTGGGAACAATAACGACTGTTGCGAAGGGGGCATCGATCCTCCGTGTGCTCGATGTCAAAGTCTTTGAGGATATGTTTGCAGATAGAGCACATGGTCTTTTTACCATAATACAGAGTGTGCAGTAGTTTCAATTTTATTTATGGACTTTAACTAAATTGCTGAGATGTCCGCCGAACATGTACATTTCTTCATGCATTTACGCAATCAGATTAAACTGTATCATTGGCAGACCTATATCTATGCACGACATATCGCTACGGACGAAATTCTGGAGAAACTAGAAAAGCAGATGGACCGCTTTGTGGAAGTCTACAGTGGCAAATATGGTCGACCGAAGTTAACGGGTAAGAATGCTACTATTACACTGCAGAATCTAACAGAAGCGGGAGCAGTTCGACTGTTAAAGTCCTCTACAAAGCATTTACAGGGTCCTATACGGAAACATCTGGATCCTGCGGTGGATACGGAGCTGATTACGACCGTGGATGAGTTGGTGATTCATTTGAATCAGCTGCTGTATCTCTTTACCCTCCACTGAGCTTTTTAAAAAAAGCTCGCAAAAAGCGGCTTTGCCGCCGAGGCTTCGTTATGCCCTCCGTTATCCTCTTTAGGCCCCCTGTTATCCTCCCCTGTTATCCTCCCCTGTTATCCTCTTTAGGCCCCCTGTTATCCTCCCCTGTTATCCTCTTTAGGCCCTCCGTTATCCTCCCCTGTTATCCTCTTTAGGCCCTCCGTTATCCTCTTTAAGCCCCCCCCGCTCGGCGGCAAAGCCGCTTTTTGCGCACTTTTTCCTAAAAAGTGCATTAGAGGGGAAATGGCACCACCCACGCCATCGTCACCCCATCCCCATTGGCGGCATTCGCCATGATGTCAAACGGATACAGTTTATTGACCAGCCCCACTGCCGACTTGTACTGCATCATTTCCTGATAGGATTTGTAACTGTAATAAATAGGACTGACTCCCGTCATACTGTAATTGACGTAGGCATTTGAATTAAAGGCATAGACCTTTTGAAATAACTGCAACTGCTGTGTATATTGCATACACTGATGCTGTGACAATGTAGTGACCAGTGGACCCAACGGTACATTGTCCACCACATAATTGAGAGAAGACAGGGTAGAGTTCATTTGGTAGAGATAAGGGAAATGCGTAGGATTGTTGATGTAATATTGTTTGTAGCTCGGATGATTGTTGAGCCAGTTGCTCAAGCCCTGCATATTAAAAAAGGTGGCAGGCGGAATCGAATACGTACTAGGAAACGTAGAGAAGACAGCCATCTATTATGCTGCAATATAAAGCTCGCTAGAATACTACACAGTAATACACAAATGGACACTGAAACTAGAACAAACACAATATCAAAAGAATACCTACCAGGCAATACCATTCTGTTAAAAGCGGAGCACCAAGCAGATCAGGAACAAGAGACAGTTGCTACGTCACTCGCACTGCCGCTTGACCGAAAGGCCATTATTCTGGCCACCAATGATGTCAATGACGAAACACTGTTTATCAACGGACTGACCCAGAACATCGTCGTACTCTATCACTTGTTTGAAAGCCTCGGCTATCGATGCTATCTCTTACAATCCAATAACAACAATGGCTCAGAAAAGAAGCAGTTTATTCGGTCCTATCGTGTTATCACCGCTCACGATATCATCTACCATCCCATTCCTATTCGGGCCTTCATCGAAGTGGGGATGAGCATCGATGCACCCACACGACAGTATCTTCGCTCGATTGGAGCCACCATCGCCAAACTGTATTTGGGGAACATCCTCAATATTGATGTGGAGACAGTACAGTGTTATCAAAATATGTTTTTCAATCATCACCTGGTAGGTGAAATCGATGAAATCTGGACCAGTCCCCATTACTACCAGCATGTTGACTATGCTGCCATTATCAATCGAACCAGCATGGACAATAGTCGTGTGGTCCCCTATGTCTGGGACTCCTGTTTTCTAACCCAGTATGGCCAGAAAGAGCAGATGGAATGGCAGCCACCGAGCCACGGGTGGCAGACCCAAGATTTTGTTATGATGGACCCCAACATTTCATTTCAGAAATGCTCTTTTTATTCCCTCCTGCTTATCGAGGCCTTTGCCAAACAGCATCCAGCATGGCGAGGGAAGGTCCATGTCATCAATGGCGACCGCCTCAATATTTCTTCAAATGCACGGAACAACTTCCTTCCCTCCCTCACACTGTACAGGGACAATCGCATCGTATTGTATGGACGGAAGAAGATTCATACCATTCTGCAGGAGCATCGATCGGCCTGTTTTATTACGCATCAGTGGAACAATGATTACAATTATATGACACTGGAGCTACTGTACTGTCATTATCCGATACTGCATAATTCGGAGGGATGGTCCGAGTATGGTTATTATTATTCGATTGACCAATGGCAGCAAGCCGTGAACACCATGTACAATGCACTGACCCATCACAGTGAGAATCTGAACATTTATAAAACACACGCGGCTCGGTTGATGTGGAAACACAGTGTGCACCATCCTGCGGTTCAAGCACGCTGGAATAAAATACTTGACCCCTGACCCAATAAAAATTGAATAATTGTACTGCTCCGTACGAAAGACAACAGTCATGACCCTTCTCACCTGGAATGATACCAGCCATTTTGGCTCCCTACGCACCTACACGTATTCAAACGAGACCCGTCTCATGACCATCCTCTGCAGTGAAGTGGAATATTGCTCCATCAGTCAATCCAACGGCCAGTTACACGCGGTCGACCCCGATGGCGGACCCTATATTGCCGTGGGTGGAACGATACACAGGTCTACCTCCCATTTTATCGTGGACCGTATTGTGTCTTATCAACGAGAAGGGGAAACACTGCGAATTACCCTACTCATTCAATCATAAAGAAAGCATAAAGAGCGCGACACAGTATATCATAGTATACTGTGTCACACAATGAAACAAATTGGCATTCTCTACAGCCCTAGTGAAGCGCTTTTTAAGAGTGGCTTGAATCAAACTGCACTGACACTCGCCAAACTTATCACCACACTTGGCTATGAAGTTACCCTTCTCGATTATAAAAATTCAGATACGGCCTGGTGGTCCGATTATCCCAAAACAGGACTACTGTCCACTGTCAAAACATCCAATCTGTACCAGGTACAGGGTCTGGACTGGATGATTGACATTGATGGACGTCTCTCCTCGGCGACACGACAGTATGCCGCGAAAGACAGTATTGTTTTTTTACGAACCTTTCTCCAATTTGCCGAGATGGAAGCCACCGTCTACATTGATGCACCCTATGTACCGCGTGACCTGACAGGTGTCCATGAAGTATGGTGCTGGGATATACTTAATCCTGAGGACACCCTGCCGTCAATTCAGACGATGTTCCCATGTCCTGTGAAGCGCGTCCCGTTTGTCTGGTCGCCGATGATAGCACAGCATGCATTTACGCTACATGCGCTTGCAGCGCCAGCGCCACATACTGTTATTCCACAATCCCAGACCTATACTGTGCATGTGGCAGAAAAGAACACCACCAACGGCAGCTCCTGTATTCTCCCCTTGGTTGCCATCCGCGAACTAGTCACCAAGAAGCACATCGACGCCACCTACAAACTCCATTACATGGAACACATCAAAGACAACCGATTCTTCAAAGAGAATGTGGCGGACAATGTAGAGCTATCCACCCTCCCTGTCGAAATGCTACCCGCTGCACCCTATTACGAATGGCTTAAGGAGCCAAACCCCATTCTATTCTCACATGCACGGTTCACGTATTTGAGAATGGGACTACTGAACGCGGTCTGGATGGGACTGCCTGTCGTTCATAACAGTAGTGTACTCCGTGATCTCCATCCTGCCCTGGCACAACTATTCTACAAAGGCAATGATGTGCGTGAGATAGTGAAGGCCTTTACCACCTTCACTGCGAATCCCACAGCGTGGCACAGTCGTGTCACAGAGGTACAGGAGGCCATGGTGGCGGCATTTGGACTAGCCGCCCATGCGACGGAATGGGACACCCTGTGTGCGAGGGCGTTTTATAAGAATGTGACCACGGAATCAACCGACACAGTCCCCACCGAATACATCATTGCCTTTGAAGACATGTGGCCTGGATTCAATGATGACTGTAATTTTATCATGGATGCACTGCGTAATGCATCGCATACCATTCGTCTCAAAGGCGTTTCTTACAGTACGGTCAAGAATCCTCATTTGCTCATCTTTGGTCCTTACACACATCGCTGGAAAGAGGTACCCGCTCACATCCCCAAAGTATATTTCAGTGCAGAGAACTGGGAGCAACCGAGCGACCCGAGTATCAAACTGTATCTGACATCGGCCCAATACGAGGATAATACGCATATGCGGATTCCCACCTGGATGACCTTCATTGACTGGTTCTCTGATAAAACGACGTTACCCCTCCACTGTGAAGACAACCCCATTCGACTACCACTGCATTTCGCCACCACACCGCACCCTATCGCATGGAGTGGTCGCGCCAAATTCTGCGCCTTTGTAGTGACCAATCCCGTGTGCCCGATGCGAAATGAGGCATTTCAAGCCGTGAATCAGTACAAACCCGTGAGCAGTGGTGGTGCTCTGTTTAATAACATTGGCGGTCAGCTGTCTCTAAAGTATCCTGGTGGCGGCTGTGGTGACATTTCCAAGCATCACTTCTTTGCGGAGCATCAGTTCACGCTTAGTTTTGAGAATTCACAGGCACCAGGCTATGTGACAGAGAAACTGTTGCATGCCAAGATGGCGGGCTGTCTGCCACTGTATTGGGGAGATGGAGGTACGCAAGACTTCACACCGAATTCCTTTATCAATCTGTCAGGTATCACGGAGGCCAGCACAGTGGTGGATGTGATAAAGAAACTGGAGGCTCGTCCTGACATCTGTGAGGCCATGGCAGCCACACCGCTCCTTAACGAAGAGAAGAAGGCAGCCGCACTCACACTTCTTTCAAGGATGTCTAGTGCACTACTGGGATTACTTGGTGTAACAGTTGACACTGCGGTACTAAAAACACCAGTACCACCAAAGACAGCTCTCCATGGGATAGAGAAAACCTACATCATTAATCTCGACACGCGTCCTGACCGTTGGGCCAAACTGATGGCCGCTGAGCCCTACTTGTCTGATGGCACTGTCGTAAGAGAAGCCGCCGTGAATGGTCGACAGTTGAAGATGACGCAAGAGGTGTATGACACCTTCGTCAATAACCAATTTCAATGGAAGAAATCCGTCATTGGTTGCAATCTGAGTCATATCTCGGTGTGGAGTCAGATTACTAAACAGGAAACGGGTCAATACTTCTTGGTCTTAGAAGATGATGTACGGTTTGTTCCAGGGTGGCAAGACCGATGGGCCACGTATGTTCAGCACATCCCTGAAGACGCGGACTTACTGTATCTGGGTGGCGTTTTACCGCCGAACAAGCCCGCGCTACCGCTGGCCTCTGAGCCCTACAACGAATACTGGTCCTTTATCCAGCCCAATACCTTCTTTAGCCCTGTAGCCATTCCCGTGTTTCATTTCTGCGCCTACAGTTACATTCTGACGCGACGAGGTGCCCAGAAACTCATGGACCATCTTCGCCATTCAGATACAAAATCCTTCACGGTCAGTGACCATCTCTTAGGACATCCCTCCGTCGGTCTCACCAAGTATTTTACGAATCCACTCTTGTCCTACTGTTTTCAAGAAGAAGACCCTGCCTATGTACAGTCGCAGTTTAATGATTTGCATCGTGAGGATAAGTTTGACAGTGACCTGTGGAACAATACCGACTGCTTTTCGGAGGAGGAGTTAGCACCGTTTGTTCGTGAAAAGACAGTACAAGAGACTGAAAAGACTGAAAAGACAGTGCCAATGAACACGGTAGAACTACCAGAGTTACCGCTACTCCAACGAACCCGCCAAGAGCCACTGCGTGTCTATTACATGCCGCTCACTGAAAACAACACTACATTTTACCTCTACGAGAAGTCTTGGCTTGAAGACATGTTTCAACAGCCTATCGAATTTATCTCCATTTACACCTCTGAAATCGTGGATGGCGGATGGTACCTTGTACAACGGCCGCATACCGATAAACTCGCCGCCTTTTTTGTCGCCCTCCAACAACGCAGCATTACCTTCAAGGTAATCCACGTCAGCGACGAATATCTCCAAGACCAGGTAGGATTTTACAGTAGCCCTTGTTGTAAAGCAGTCATTCGCAGCTATCTTCGAAAAGACATTCCCATGCTACCACACATCCTGACCATTCCGCTGGGTTATCATCATAGGTACACAGGCGAGATGAAACCGTGGTCCGCCCGTGACTTGGTTTGGAGTTTTCATGGTACGAACTGGTACAATCGACAGGAGCAGCTGAATACCATTGTCCCTTTCGTCCCCTTCAGTTGTAATCTACAGCCGAGCTGGAATCATCCGACGGCGACCAAAGAGCGACAGTACCTGTCTCAGATGGCCAATAGCAAATTCTGTCCTGTGATGCGGGGTCAGAATGTGGAAACCTTTCGCTGTTATGAAGCATTAGAAACGGGAACACTGCCAATTACGTTTGTGAAGGATGCATACTCGGAGTGGATGGATGAGCACCTACAACTGTCTGCCCTTTACGACTGGACAAATCCACAGTGCATGAGTCACATCATGATAGAGCAAGGCAGTGTACTACAGCAAAAAGTGAAGGAACGATGGGCCACCTGGAAGCAGCAGATTAAAGATTCGATTAAGACCCTGCTGTAGAGTTATGACCTGCCAATTATGTATGATACTATTGTCATCTTGCATGAAAAGATGACAATATACCATGATAGCCTTGCATGCATCCAAATGTACAACCGCAATTACATATCACCACGCTTCTTACGCATGCTCGCCTCCTTCATCGCATCACGCAGTTTGATGTTCTTATCCTTCTTCTTCATCTCATGGTAGACCTTGGTAACAAACTTGGTCCACGGGGTACCGCCACGCTTGCCCTTGCGAGTGTGACGCTTGCCGCCTTGCTGTTGTTTTTGACCGCCTTGCTGTTGTTTTTGTCTACGAGTGGAACGGGACATGGTTTCTATTGTAGACTGTCATTTTATAATGGACATACAAAAACCTAAAGATACATCTACTATGTTATACAAAGACCATGGCCGATCTATCGAATTTTGTGAATGAATTGAATGCGATTATTCAACCAGCGCAACCAGTGCAACCAGTACAACCAGCGCCAAAAGTGCAACCGCAACAAGTGCAAGCCGTAGACAATCAAAAGCCCGTCAAGCTTCTTATTGTCAGTACGCACGCCAACCAAGTCAACGGTTACAGCAAAGTCGTCTACAACATGATAAAACACCTTGCCACCTATCCGTGGCTGAGCATCGTCCATTTCGGTACCCAGACGCTCGTCGCCGCCGACCTCGGCCGTACGTATCCTCCCCACGTCAAGGTCATCGATGCCACCGCCCTCGACAAGGAGAAGCAGCCAGGCTTCGCTATTACTGAGCTGCCCACCGTTATTCAACAGGAGAAACCCAATGTCGTATTCATCTATAATGACCTCTCCGTCATCTGTGCCTACATTGAAAGTATCCGTAAAGCCATCGAGAACCGCCCCTTTAAGATTTGGGCCTATGTTGACACCACCTATCAACAGCAACCGCAAGCCATGATGGATGTACTGAACCGTGATGTGGAACGCATCTTCTGTTTCACGAAATCGTGGAAGGACTCCATTAAATTGCAGGGCATGACGCGCCCTGTGGATGTCCTTCCTCACGGGGTGGACACTGCCATGTTTCGTTGCATTCCCAAGGAACTGGCCCGTCAATCCCTTGGTCTCCCCAAGGACGTGTTCCTGTTCACCTCCCTCAACAAGAACATCCCCCGCAAGCGTCTCGACCTCCTTATCATCAGTTTTGTCAAGCTCATGGTACGTTTCCCCACCAAGTCCATCTTCTGTCTCATCGTGGCGGACAAGGGCGACCGTGGCGGCTTCTCCCTGTTCGACATTTTTGCACGGGAAATCAAGCTTCATGGCGGTACAGTCGACATGTTTGGCAATCGCCTGCTGATTACGTCACAGGACACATGCTATAAAGACAGTGACATCAATATGCTGTATAACTGTGGTGATGTGGGGCTAAGTTGTGCGGAGGGGGAAGGATTTGGTCTGTGCTCGTTTGAACAAATGGCGGTGGGAATTCCGCAAGTGGTGCCTGACATCAACGGTTATACGGAGTACTGTACGTCGCAAAACTCAATGCTGGTCAAACCCAGTATGCGGTACTACATCCCGCAGGCCTACAATTCGGTGACGGGCGAAGCCCAGATGGTGAATCCAGAGGATATGGCGAAGGCCATGGAGCAGTATGTCTTTGATGAAGAGCGAAGGAAGCTACATGGACGGCTGGCGAAAGAGACTGTCATGGCATATACATGGGAGAAATCACTTAGTACGCTGGTAAAACGGTTGAATGCACTACGGGAGGAGGAAGATGAATAAGAGCAGTGTCCTAACCTAAAATTTAAATTCGTTAGGATACCAGATGTCATGCACAAAAGAAGAACATACGGATAGTGGACAGTGCCAGTGTATTGATTGCATGTGTAATGCATTGAATGACGCACTTCACGAAGATAGTCTCTGTCGACATAATGATAGATTCAGTACGAATGACGCATGTAGTTCATGTGAATCCGAATACTACTGTGTGTGCGATATGCTGGTGGAGCATGGTCACTGTTTAGACTGTCTCTATGTTGTCTGTCGATGCGATGAATACGAATGGGAAGACTACAGTCGATTCAACAATTGCATGACGGGGGATTGTAAAGAATGTGCGGGGCTACAACTACAGCGGGGTGGGTTCTGTCCGATGTGTTACGAGAAAGAGTGCATGTGTGATACAGTACCAGCCAACGTAGTATCAGAATTCACTGGGTGCACGGTCTGTGAATCCACCCACTGTATCTGTGAGATGCTGGACATGCACGGGTATTCGAAATCACTATAAACACTGCTTAAAGAAAAATACTCCGTGTCCCCCTATGCGCGTGGCATATATCATCTTAACTTGTGAGAAATACCTGGATACACGGATTATCTGGCAACGACAAACCTCTCTCGCCCATGTCCCCAGTGAAGACATCTTCTACCTAGGACATACCATGAACGAAGAGCAGCGCCTGTTTTCATGGGGAGCCGCTGACAATTATGAAAGCCTCCCATACAAGTATTATGACTTCTTTCGCAACACCGCACTGACGTATGACTGGTATGTGTTGATGGACGACGATACGTATGTGTATCCAGACCGATTGGCGGCCGTCCTGTCGACCTATGACCCATCCACCAAGATGTGCATTGGTAAAACCCTAAACCACGTCAAAGACGAACTGTGGTCCTATCCTTCAGGCGGGGCGGGCACTGCTATTTCCAACGCCCTGTATGAAGCACTGTGTCATCATGTGAGAACCGCCCCTCCAAGTACCACGCTAGTGCATTGGTGTGCGGATATCTGTGTTGGTAAATGGGTCAAAGACCAGACGGAGGTCATATGCGTGGATCATCCGCAGTTTCACACCGACCCTTATCATCCATTGCAAGATGATGCAGCGAAGGCCATCACCTTTCACCATCTGAGGACGCATCAGGAGTATCTGCTGTGTGCACACCTGGAACAAAGTAGGGCCTAAAGGCCTAACTAAAAAATTGAAATCGAGTCTACCCCATATAAAATGCAAACACAGTATATTCTCAGTATACGATGTCTGAATCTATGACTGACTTTCCCCCACTCTATGGCGAAGCCACCAGCGGTAAAGTGAAACTCTGGTTAATTCGCGTGATACAAGATGACACAGATGGCATCATTGAAACCACCCATGGCTATGAAGGCGGTAAAATGCAAGTCACCCAAAAGACAGTGAGTGAAGGCAAGAACCTGGGCAAGAAGAATGCGACGACGCCGCTACAACAGGCAGTACAAGAAGCGAAGGCGTTGTGGGTGAAGAAGACGGAGAGCGGATATAAGCCAAAGGGCTTATCCGATGAATCCAAAGAAGACCACGAAAACGAGTCCAAAGAGGACCAAGGTCTACGCAAAGGCTTCAACGACTCCATACCCAGCCCCATGTTGGCCCACGATTATACCAAGCGCGGCAAAAGCATTGTCTATCCCTGTTTCGCCCAAAAGAAATACGATGGCGTGCGATGCCTGGCCATTCCTGGCGAAGGGCTGTTCTCGCGCTTAAAGAAGAAATTCCCCCACATGACCCATATTCTGGAAGAAATCAATCGTCTCCCCCGTGGCATGGTTCTGGACGGCGAGCTGTATTCGGATACCCTCACCTTTCAAGAAATTGTCGGTCTGGTCAAACGTGAAACCTTGAAGAAAGGTGACGAGCTCAAACAAACGCATATCAAATACCATGTCTACGATGTGGTCCAGCAAGCGCCCTATCAGACCCGTCATGAAACCCTGCAGCAGCTCTTTCAACGGTATCGTTTTCAGCATTTGGTCCTGGTCGAATCCGATGCCTGTGCTTCCGAGGAGCAGATGAAAGCCTTGCACGCCCAGTATGTGGCCGATGGGTTCGAAGGGGTGATATTGCGTAATCGAAAGGGCTTCTATGCCCATCATCGGTCGGTGGACTTACAGAAGTACAAAGAGTTCTTCGATACGGAATGCGAAATCGTAGATGTGAAACAGGGCGAAGGGTTGGAAGAGGGGTGTGTTCTATGGATGTGCAAGACGAAAGAGGGCAAGGTGTTTACGTGTCGTCCGCGAGGCACTCGCGAAGACCGACAATTGCTCTTTCAGAACGGAAAAAAGCATGTGGGTCAGATGTTGACAGTGCGGTATCAAGAAAAGACGGACGATGGACTCTTGCGATTTCCTGTGGGGATTTGCATTCGTGACTACGAGGGGGGGACGCAAGCCTCCCCCCTACCCCCTGGTTAGATATAGCTTGCCTATGTTCAGATATAGCTTGTTTAGTTTGGGTGTAGATTGCCTATGTTCAGATATAGCTTGTTTAGTTTGGGTGTAGATTGCCTATGTTCAGATATAGCTTGTTTAGTTTGGGTGTA